ACGGCGACTATTGGCATAGTTGGTACGGGTCAGGTTATACACACGTGGTCTTTGTGGGTCAAAAATCTAACACCGACTTCGACGCAGTACGCATACATTTGCGGTTTCGGCAGTGCTAGTAGTGCCAACATGTCCGGATTTATGCTTAGAAATGGAGATCAGTTGGAGTTCACTGCGTACGGAACATACGTCTACGTCAATGAACTCTTCCCCTATAGAGAAAACACATGGAAACACGTCGTCGGTGTTTACAGGGGTAATGCATGGAATGCGAGCAACTGCGACGTCTACATTGATGGTAGAAAAGCAACCCTCGTGGGCACCGCAACACAAGCTCTGAATATTTCAGGTACAGCCATAAACATTGGTTCGAGTCCGGGAGGTGGTCAGCCTTTCGTGGGTTCCATCGCCAACGCCCGCGTCTTCAGCCGAGCACTCAATGCTGACGAAGTGTGGGAATTGTACGCGCACCAGAGGGAGTATTTCGGGCACGGAAACTTGGATATGACCCTGAAGTCTGGGGTTTTGAATGTGCAGGGGGGCATAAAAGTCAATAATTACCCATTTTCTAGTCGAGCTGTTTTACAAGTAAGTAGTAACCAAAGTCAAGTATTAAACTCTAGTTTTTATGTGACCGTCGTATTCAACAATGTCGACGTAGATACTATAAATGGATGGGATACCACAAATAACAGATATAAGCCGTCAGTACCTGGATACTATCTAGTAAATGCTCAAAGATTTAACATAGCAGCAACAAGTAGTTATGTAGTTTGCCTCATAAGAAAAAACGAGGTCGACGTATGTTCATCCACTATCGTAGGGGGTGGTTCAAATTATCCCATGGGTGGCGCTACAGCGCTTGTGTATCTTAATGGAACAACTGACTACATTTATGTGTTAGGATTAGTTAGTTCAATCATCAACATCTCAACAGCCAGGTCGTTGCATATAATTCACGTTTCATTTTAATGTTTCATTATAGTAATGTTGTTGATTCAAGTTTTGATGAAATTGTATCCGGAGAAATCATGGCTCGTTGAAGATAGTGATACGTACGACGGTATCGTATGGGGTGATATGGACGAAAATGACAGACCAACTGAAGAATTTCTTCAATCTAAAAGGTTGGAATTCGAAACCGAACAAAAGTGGAAGGAACTCAGGGAGAAGAGGAACAGAAGACTCCGGGAGACCGACGGGGCGCTCTCCGTGGATGTCCCCCTGAAGGGTGATTCCCGCGTGGCGCTCGAAGCGTACAGGCAAGCCCTCCGGGACCTCCCAGCCAACACCACTGACCCCACATCCCCGGTGTGGCCCACGCCCCCGACCGTGGAGACCACGGAAGGCGTTCCCCCCCTCCTCTTCCGGGGTGGGGGCATCCACCTCGGTGGCGCCCTCGTGCAGCACAGCGACGACCGGCTCAAAGAGAACGAGGAGTACGTGGAGGACGCGACGACGACCCTCCTCAAACTCAAACCGCAGGTCTACGACAAGGGTGGGGTCCGGGAATCCGGTCTCATCGCCCAAGACGTCTACTACGACGCCCCGGAGTTGAAGCACCTCCTCGCCCTCTCGACGGACGCGAACCCACCGGAGAGGAAACCGGTGCAACCGGAGGACATCCAAAACGACCCGGACTACTCCGCCTGGGGTGAAGAACCCACGAGGCTCAACTACATCGGTCTCATTCCGTACCTCGTCAAGTCTACCCAGGAGTTGAACGCCAAGCTCAACGCCGAGCGGGTGAAGGTGGCGACGCTCGAGAACAGGGTCCGCACCAAGGGGCGCAGGCTCGCCATCCCGTACGACGAGGTGGACGAGAAATCCGGGTTGCTCGTCACGGTCGCCGGTGAACTCAGCAACGTCGCTCGGGACGTGGGGTTCCTGGGTGTCGTGGAGAAGACGCAGCCCGACCAGAAGACCGGGGAGACTCTGGTGACGACCACCGGGGAGACCCGGGTGTGGGTCACGGACGAAGGGGTCTCCGAGATCCGGGTCGGCGACCTCGTCGTCACCTCGAACGTTCCCGGATACGCCGCGGTGCAGGATGACGACCTCCTCCGCGCGCACACCGTGGGCAGGGTCCTCGAATTTTGCGATTTCACCCCGGAAAACGTCCACGTGCAAAAGGTGCTCACGGAGAGGGCGAACGTCACCTCCTACCACGCCCTCGCGGAGGTGCACTTTGGGGAGTACAGCAACTTGGCGTCCGAGGACAGGCTCGCCGTGGGCGAGGTGTACTACCTCCGAACGACCCAGCAACAGGTCGCCGTCGGGCAACCCCACGATTTGGCGAAGTGGTTCAAAACGCAATCCATCACCGTGGACGCGGGGACGTACACGGCGCTTCCGGAGGACGAGCGGGTGAACTACGAACTCGACGACGCCACCGGGCAGTACGTGTACACCCAAGAGATCACGGTGACCCAGGAGGTGTACAACGACCTGAGCGCGTCGGAGAAGAGCACGTACGCCTACGGTTACTTCCGGTACGTCTACGACGAATCACCGGTGCCGAAGCCCAGGTACGAGGAGCGCTCTCGGGAGAGGTACTACAGGATCCTCGCGACGTCTCCGGTGGCGCTCCCGAACTACCACGAACACACCCGGGAAGAGGACGTGCCAGTGCTCGACGCGCACGGGCAGTACCAGTACGTGGACACAGACGAGGTGGAGCCGGCGTACCAGACCAGGTACATCCTCGCCGACGGCTCGCTCACGACCAGGCACAACCTGACGCACAACGCCGCGCTCCTCCGGGTTCAACTTCTGGCTTAAAAACAAAATCTTAACATATGATATAAAATACCATGTCTAGTGGAGGGATCGCGCAATTGGTCGCACAAGGAATTCAAGATGTTCATCTCACCGGTGAACCCCAGATCAGCTTTTTCTCGTCGACGTATAAGCGTCACACCCCGTTCGCCACCACGGTCGAGCGCCAAGTCATCCAGGGCAACGTCTCCAACAATGGCATGAGCACCATCCGGTTCGAGAGAAAGGGGGACCTCCTCGGGTACACCTTTTTGGTTCCGTTGGTTGGTTCCGGTACGCCGCAAGCCAACGTCTCCATCACGGACTGGAGCACCGTCATCGACAACGTCGAGTTGTACGTCGGGGGTCAAAAAATCGATGAAATCGACAGCAAGTTCACCCAGCACATCGCCCCGAAGGTGCTCGCGTCCACGTTCAACAAGTCCTACTCCGCGAACGTGTACGGCGGCGCCAACACCGTCTCCACCTTCTACCCGCTCCGCTTCTCCTTCTGCGAGTCCTGGCAGACCGCCATTCCCCTCATCGCCGCCTCTTTCCACGACGTGGAGGTGCGCATCAACTGGGGCGCCCAAGCCGCCGGGTCCAAGTGGGAAGCCTACAGCGCCTACGTCTACCTCGACACCGCGGAGAGACAGGCGCTCCAAAACAAGCCCATCGACATGCTCGTGACCCAAGTCCAGAAGAGCATCGCCTCCGGTTCGAAGACCCACGAGCTCAACTTCAACCACCCGGTGAAGGTCCTCGCCGCCGCGAACACCTCCGGGGTGAGCATCTTGGGCGCCACGAACAAGCTCAAGCTCCAAATCAACGGCACCGACGTCACCGATTTCAAGTTCGCGCGCCCGCACTACACCCGCATCCCGGCGTACTACCACCTCCCGTTCGCGTCCATGGACACCGCGGACGAGGACGAACTCTTCGTCTACCCGTTCTGCCTCGAGTCCTCCAGACACCAACCCACCGGTAGCCTCAACTGGTCTCGTCTCGACAGCGCGCGCCTCGTGAGCGAGACCGCCAACTCGAGCGACGACGTCTACGCGGTGAACTACAACATCCTCCGCTTCACGAACGGTCTCGGAGCCCTGTTGTACAGCAACTAAGCAATTATTTCTCCACGAATAGTAACATGTTTTGGACCGTCGTCGTCCTCATCGCCGTCGTCTTCGTGCTCACGTACGACCCGAAGTCGAGAACCATCGAGAAATTCGTCAGTCAACCCGTCGCGCAGACCCAGGACCCGGAGTGCAAACACGACCACCTCCAGGAGATTCAGTTTGGACAACAGGGGGCGGGTTGCCAAAAGAACAAAAAAACACAATTGGGTGCCATCATAGGCTGATGACTTAAAAAGAACCCACCATGTTTGGGTATACACAGCAGAGTATGATTCAAATGGATCGTGATATTTTGACAACCATCGCCGTCGTGGTGTGCCTCGTGTCCACCATCTACATCTTCCGGGAACTCAACAAGGCGAAGGAAGAGGTGGACCAACTCAAGTCCGTGTCCGCGCGGTTGATGCAGATCACCGCACCGAGACCACCGCCACCGCCGCCACCACCGCGGGTGAAGAAGCTCGAAGTCACCGAGGAAGACGAACAACCGGTCGAGGAA